AATTTCTCTAGTAGCAACTAAAGAACGAACGATATAAATCTTCTCGTAAGGTGTATTCTCATCAAGAACATCTCGCAAGGCGTTGTAAAAAGTAATAAACGTCTTACCAGTTCCAGCACAACCGTATGCTACAAGATTTTTATCATTACTATATGATTCATACAGTATTGCTTGATTATCTGTAAGTGGTTCGATGTCAAGTAAAAAGTCCGTGTTAATTGGTTTCTTCCTTTTCATCTGCTTAGCAGTCATGCCAACACCAATTTGTTGCAGTTCAGTCTTTCTCTTTCTTGCCATAAAATTTAACTTTAAGATGAGTGAGAGTGGTGGGGATAATATTTATGATCGATGTCAAAGTTTTTTAACTGTGGATCCAGGTGCTGTTTGTGCTTTAGCAAGAACCTCATTCCATTCGGGTCTTTGCTTGATCAGTCTGGTTTGCCAATCACTAATTTCAACTCCCAGACCAGGTGAATTATCAGGTGTAAAAAACCTTTCCCAATCTGGATTGTCAATCTTCCACTGATCCCATTCATGAACACTCATCTTCACTTCTTTGGTCTCACCAGTCTCCTTATGCTTAATGGGGTACGTTGCCATTACTTCCACTCCAGTGCTTCTGATATGATCGGGAACTGCTCAATGAAGATGGCACGAATGTCTCCAGCAAGTTCCATGTGTTCTTTTTGTGTACCATTAGCGGTACGCAAATCCAAATAATGTGCCCATGACCGAACATTTCCGCTCATGTAGAGTCTAGTTTGTGTGTTTTGTGGGAGCACAAAACGAGCACATTCCTTTGCCACACCCTTGTCAAGCAGGGCATTATAGACTTCAAGACTCTGTTGAAAGTGATTCTCAATCATCGCTTCCAAGTATGCTTTATCGCGTGGATTAATATCATCAATAGAGTTTTGACGATTCTTTGTATCCTGACGACGAAGATCTGGAATGGGAATTTCTAATTGAAGTTCCTTACTATCAGCATAGCGTTGTGAAAACTGTTGATATGTAAATGAACGGTGCCTCAGCACTTGAGTTGCCACTGCCAGTGATGTATTTAGTTCCACTGTCATGAACGCATGCTCAAAAATACTCCAATGACGATGCTTAATACAATACTTTAGGAGTCCAGCAAAACTATCGTTATCCTGGTTCTTAGGGTTTGAAACACGGGCACAGTATGCAATTTGCTTCTCCGCATCGGGAGTAACACTGATAAGTTTTGCGCTCATTTAATCCTCCAAATAATTTTTAAAAATTTCCAATGCACTATCCCAGTCAATAAATTGTTGTCTCTGATTTACTGGAACAAAACAGAGAGTCCATCTTCCAAATGGTGTTGGATTAGTTGTTCCATGAAGAACACCAACGTTTACTAAACTGGGACGATTTGTATTTACTTCGTACAGAAGTTCACAATCTTCTTCCTTTGCCCAAAGATTGTCATGATGTTCGGTGGTGTGTTCACCATACCCATCCATTTTTTTCCTGTAAGCTTTATCAGACTTCCACCATTGTATCATACCTTCTTCTGGACCCCAAGTAATATTAATCTTGGCATGATTTGTGTACATACCATGATCAGTATGAATTGGAATCTTTGAGTATGGTGGTGTGTAAAAAACTTCTTTTAACATCAATATTAATCCCAGATCATCCATAAAATATTCCATTGGATAAAATGGATAGTCATTGATATAAAAATGCTTAACTTTATCACCCTGCTCCTTAAAGATAGGTAATGGGGCGATAGTAAATGGTAAATTTAAATACCTATGGTAACAATTAGTCTCAGTCTCCATCATCATCGTTAAAAATTTCGTCGTAGTCTGAGATAAGTGCAGGATATGATGCAGGATCATCAAAGTTCTCCCGCTTATCTGTATATGCACTAATGTCAGAGTAAACTTCGGTCTCAATCTCTTCGACTAATTCTCTTAGTTTACAAACCAATTCCTTTAGTTTACCTCTATCCATACAGATTAATAGTACTGCTTCTATTATAGTACAAAAAAAGAGGGGTCGCAACCCCTCTCAATAAGTAAGTAAGTTAATCACTTGCTATAGGTTTTACCACGATAGCAGAATGTGCCATGGGTTTCCTTCGAGTCCACACAACGTGTATCATACTCAACACCACGATATGTAGTGTGACTAATCTGTGCGTCGTGTAGTGCAGATGCTTTGTTGATCTGCTTACGAATCATGTTTAACGTGTTCATTTGTCAGTCTCCTGAAGTTAGGGTTTTTAATCCCCGTTCCTTCAGTCGTGTGCGTCCCATGGGTAGCATTCAGGTGTTGATTCCTTCATGACCTCAATCAATTCCACCTTGTATTCAGGAGGAATATTCTCATTTGCTCTCATCCGAATCATAATTGAATCGGCTTGTTGGCAGGTGAGTGATGAATAGAATAATAATTCTAACATGGGATGAACGGCTCCGTTCCGCGACTTACTTGCGTCCCACAGAGTGGGATGAACGACAGGTCTTATTATAGACCTCATACACTATTTAGTCAAGTAAGTTAGTATACCGTGACACAGTTTTACAGAAGTAACTGTGATGATGGTACAATGGGATCACACATCATCAATTTTTTACACTCACGATAGAATTCTTTTCTTTTTTTAGTAGGAAAGTCATATGGATGAGTCCGTCTTTTTATATCACTATAAAATTCTAAGATTAATTTTTTAAATTGATGATGGGTATTCCGAACTGCAAGCGTTGTATCATTACAAAATTTATAATCAAATAATTTATTAACATACTCATAATGTTCCTCCACAGTTGGATGCCCTTCATTATAGTACTTGTGGAGTTCTTTACAGTCTCGATCATACTTATTACTCATATCATCATTCCATATAAGATTATAAAAGTCAATCGATATTTTATTAACTACATCCTCATACATGAGACTTAATTTATTGTCATTAAATTCTTCATGACAAATTTTACTCATAGATAAAAAATGATATTGTGTTTTACTAGACAACAAACTATCAATTAATTTTATATAAGACAGATCTCTCATTAAAAAGTGTGTTCGATCTGCAATTTCATTGACAAGTTTTTTACTGTAGTAAGAGTTGTTGTATATATTTCCACCCGTAAACCACCCATCACCTTTCCATCTATCTTCCCTACTAATGCTAGTCCAACAAACTATGACTAGATCATTACTATTAAATTTATAGACCTGATCTACCTGGGATATTACATTTGCAATGTAAGCATTACCAGCTCCAGATCTACCAAAATTATAGAACTCACATCCATGTAGCAATTGCAATTCATATCCCAGTATGTTTGCCCAAGTTGCCCAATCATGCGAAGTAAAACTGCACCCAAAAGTAAATAACCTTTTAGGTACAGTTTCATATAGTCTTCTCATTTCAAACAAACATACCCTTGTCACTCATATAGTGCAATGTATCATGCATGTTACCAAGGTGTTTAGCACCAATAGAAACTTGCGGATATGTAGCTTCTTCTCCAAACTCTGCTTCAAATGCTCTTTGAGTAAAATGTTCGTTAAGTTTATACTCCAAGAATTCCCCACCCATCGACTTAAGTAGTGCAGCAATACGCTCACACTCTTGACTACCGTTAGAATAGATTACTGCTGTCATTTGTTTTTGTGATCGTATTCAATTACAATTTTTTGATGTTGAGTCTTTTTATCGGTGCAAATATAATGAGTTGCTTCACCACCCAATATTCTGCATATATTATCTAGTTGTATCTGAAGTGCAAATTTAGAACTATCATCTACAAGGTTACTAGTAATTGCATTGTTAGTTTCTTCCCGTCGTTTTTCAGTCACGTTGTCTCCAGTCATCTGGTTTGTCTCGTTGGAACCAATCTTTGATGTCATCAGCACTAGTGAACCCTGTTTTATGATTGGATGGATCGGGGTCACCTAAACCCATCCTATTCAGAAAATCATCGGTACTACCTTCCTCAATATCTTGAGCAGCTTGGCGTCGTGCTTGCTTCAACCAATCCCTAGCAAGTGTGTGTGCCTTTGCTAGTTTCTCTGCCCAGATCATATCATCTAGTTTTACTTCTTCCTTGTTAGCAATCTTCTTACAGATAAATTCTAGTCTTAGTCTGTATTTCGTAGATAACATATTACTCTCGTAGTTTTGATTCTAGATCAGAAAGTTTGGTAAACTCTTTATGTGCAGTCTCTTGACGTTCGCACACAATATTTAGAATATCATTCAAAATGACCTGGTTATCAATATCTTCATCCAGATACTTATCCAGTGCTTCTTTTAAATATCTAAACCTATGCCACTCAGGACTGTAGGGTTTATATGTCATAATAAAAAAACATTTTCATACGGTACATTATAAACAAGTCAAAGAGCATTGTCAATGCTCCTTATACTTGTCAGGATTTTTCTCAACATCGTAAATATAGTACATAAAAGGAACTAATAGGAGACCCCCCATAATCGATCCAACTAAAGCAGGGTCAATAAAAATGAAGAATTTATGTATTAGTAGCATCTTCTTCTCCGCCGTAATTATCGAGCAAATCTTTAACACGAGTCTCAGTGCCAGAGAGATTTTTTATCTCATACAGAGGAGACTTCATATACTTTTTGAGATGTTTATATTCTTTAATTAGTTTTTCGATTTCTTCTTTTTGAATAATAACTTTGGCTTTACCATCACCAACGCCTTGACCAAATCCATTTGACATGTTGATCACCTACTTCTTTTTATCTGCTGGGTTGTTCCACAGTTTAGGACTAATTCTACCCTCAGTTTGAGTCATATTCAAAAGATCTTTACGATACTTATCATAGTATTCATCAAAGATATCTACACGCCCTGCAGCAGTGACAATATCAAATTTTGTTATACCGTCTTGAAGATACTCAACCAAAAAAGCATTTGTTGGAAGTGTTTTGTCTTCAGCAGCAGTAGGATCACATTCCTTTTGGATAATTCTACAACCTTTTCCCATTAAGATCTTCCTCCCCAATTAATATCTGAATATGCTTCAGCAATAGCAGCCCGTGTAATCTTATATTTGGTTTGCAATTTTTTATCTTTAACTAAAACCATGATCTCTGCTTCTCTAGGATGAAGTCCTTCAAGCATTTGAATGAACATGGTTTCTCTACGAAGACTAGTCAGAGAGGGATTACCACCCTGAAGATAATTATAAAAATTTTGCCACTCTTTACGAATGGAAGTTGCTCTTTGTCTAACAACCTCATTCATTTTAGACAATCCTTCGACAGTATTTAATTTTTCTAAAGATGCTGACAAAGACTCGTTTGCTGCTGATTGTTCCTCTACTCTAGAATATGGTACTTCTCCAGGCGGGAGAGCAGAGATTGCGGTATCGTCAAAGTTCCAAATAAAGAGGGCAACCAATCCCTCATTGCGATACTTTTGCAAAACTTCTACCTTTTTTGCAGTAGATCTTTGCTTGACTACTAATTCAAGAATCTCATGTTGAAATGGATTTGGTTGTAATTCAGGAATAGGGTTACTACTCTTCGTCGTCGTACTCTTCTGTGCCATCAGTGTGTTCAATCCTCAAAGCTAAAATTTCATCGGGAAGTATATTCCCATTTTCGTCAAACATCTCTGGATGTGTGTAGACTATATTTGGAGCGCTTTCATATACGTAAGAACGTACAAACCATCCAACTAATCCACCCACAATTAAAGAGATTATGCAAAACAAGGCGGAAAAAGTAAGTGCTATAGCTAACATTGGTCTAACTCCTGATACTACCTTTTACTAATCGTAAAACTTAATTCAAAATTAAACTGTATCTCCCGCTTAAGAAGAGAGATAATCTTGCCAAACTTCAACCCAAATGTTTTAGGTTCTGGCACATCCCTCCTGCTGCGGTGCCGCAACATTAACTCAAATCCTCTATTAATTTCAGAAGATTCTTCTGGTTTATTTAGATAACTTTTTCCTTCTTCCTGGTTTTTTGTCATTGCTGTATCTCCAAGCGTCTTCAAGAATACCATAAAGATATTCTTTTATTTTTCTTGCTTGTGGTTTTGGAATGTGACCGTAACCTTCTCGCAATTGCTTGTGAGTATCGTCTTGACCACCCTGAAGATATCCTTCAAGATCCAGAATCAACAAATTAATTTCTGCTGCCGTTTTACTTTCGATAAAATCATCAGCATGTCGGCGTTTTGCATTATATATTTTTAGATAGTCATACATTTTAAGTACAAACTTACCTTCAAAGGCAAAATCGATTGCTTTCTCTACGTCGTAGTAGAGTGTAACAAACTCAACGTCCTCTTCCATTAGTGCAGAAACCATTGTAAAATTATATATCAAAGATTGGATTTAAACAACCTCTTATTCTCAAAAAACCATAAGTAATCGAGCAAAGAGGAGCATAATGTATTCAGAGCATCCTCTGGCGCTTCTACCAAAGGTTCACCTGCTAAATTAAAACTTGTGTTTAGTAAGATACCATGCCCTGTTATATTTTTAAACTCTAGGAGAAGGTCATGTAAGAAATGATCTGAATTTACGGTTTGAATTCTACAAGTACCATCAACATGAGTTACACCAGGAATTATATCAGATATCACAGGAAAGCAAGATGTCATGTGTGGATTTGGAATTACATTGTCAAAGTATAAGTGAGCATCAGACTCTAGAACCATAGCAGCAAAGGGTCTATACCACTCCCTCTTCTTTATCTTGTTCACTATGTCCTTTGCCTCTGGATTAAGAGCATTGAATAGTATAGATCTATTTCCCAATGCCCTCTGACCCGCCTCTGCCTGCCCGTAGAAGACCGCTACAGATCGATTCTTAGATAAGAGTATAGCAACATCTTTTATCGATGCTCTAATGACTTTACAGTCTTTGTGTGCAACTGGGGCATGATGAAGAACTCCATGATAACTCGTAGTTACTTCAGGATAAATCTTCATGTCTTTAGTTTTGCATCGATATGTATATAAGCAAGTACCAATTGACAAATTGCTATCATCACATACAGGATCAAAATAAAAATTTATATCAGGATATTTTTGCAACAACTCATAATTGGTGATGATATTCATAGCATATCCACCACTGATACAAACATTTTTTATACCAGTAAGGGAGACATACTTATCAACAATGTCTATGACTTGCTCTTGACACTGGCGTTGAACTTCATGACAAAAATTAGCAAATGGTTGATAATTATCCTCAGTCATTTGTAACATACTGGATGAATCATATGCCTCTGTAAACAGTTGTCTCAACAGTTTAGGATAGTCCTTAAAGTATTGTTTTATATTCTTATAAACATCCTCACCCCTCAAGTTAAAGTTTGGAATTGATTTACCATATGAAGACAGTCCCATTGCCTTGCCACAATTATCTGGGTCAGATCCTATCGCTATTGCAGCACAATTATAAAGATTACCAATATCTATTAGTCCATGATAAATTTTATGCATCTCAAAATCAACATCCTGCTTCGTCTTCATGCATACACTAGTATTATCATCAAGTTTAGACATGTATCTTTTATATAATGGTTTAAATCTATGTGGATATGAAACCTCATAAACACTAGTGCATTCATATGCCTCTACGGGTTTATTATCCACACCTCTAAGAAAAGCTCCCGCAGAATCAATAGTTATCACTAAAGATTTTTTAAACCCACTAGCATAAAAAGCATGTGCTGCATGAAATAAATGATGATGACCTTCAGGTTCCACCATAGTACAACTTGGTGCATAACTCAGAAGTTCATAATCTTGTCTAATCTTTACCTCTTTAGATTCACCATTAGAAAAAAGTAAGTAATCAAGATCATAAAATAAATTATTTTTCCTTGCTACCTCTATCAATACATCATAATTGTTGTCATGTTTTACTTTAGTATATCTCTCAGACTTAAAATAAGTATCAACCACACCATCCTTTACGACACATAGTGATGCATCATGGCTACTACTTATACTCATTATTTTCATACTAAATACCTATTATTGAATACTTGTGATGGAAGTAAGGGATAAATTATTTGAGATATATGGTGACCTAACTCCTGTCGAACTTCCTAATTGGTTATCCCCTACCATAGAAGATAAGAAATCTTGTATAAAATCATATGTATGGAGGACTGATCGTCTCCGCAGAATAAGACTTTGTGAGTTGCACATATCTGGAAAGTTTATTGCCGAGTCTCTTGTTATATATCCAGACTTCCAATATGAAGCGCCAATATTTGGAACGGAATATGTAAAATGTGGTAGCGTAAAATATTTTGGTACAATTGATTTTCACCCACTAAAGGGTGGCAATAATTATCAAGAAAAGTATATCATACCATACCTAGGAGATCAACAAGATAGAATAAAAAATAAATCAAAAATTTATGATTTAGATACATACTTCTCAAAAAAACTCTGGATCAAATCAGATCAACAAGATTTTTATGGAGAGTACATAGATAAATTAGATTTATATCTCACAAGATATAAAGAATGCATAAAAAAATGTGAGCAAAATCATACTGCTCACATCTTCCAAAAAGGTTATGATCACCACCTATCATACACAGATCCTGCATACGGAATTATAAAGTCATACTATACAAAGGAATTTGCTAGAAAATATATCAACAACTTCTTATTTGACCTTGCCTAGACAAGTTTTTGTTCTCGGAGATACTTTACAGTCTCAGTACATCCACCAATAGTCTTATCATCTACGAGAACTTGTGGGAACGTAGTTCCTCTACCAAACTTCTCGTAGAATTCTTGCCGATCATAATCACGATCAAGTTTATATACAACATACTTTACTTCAGCAAGTTGCATGACTTGCTCGACCTTTGTGCAGTAAGGACAAAAGTCTTTGGAATAAACAGTGAACATAGTAAAATTAGATTCCGAATACGATCCACCCGTTGGATGCATCAGTGTAAATTAATTCAAAAGATGCTCCTTCAGTCTCTACTGTGAGATCAGAAGCATCTCCCATAATATTACTACCATTTCTATTAACGGTCAAGGTATTGGCGTCAGCAGCCTTCTTATAATCAATAATCCTAACCTTATCTCCTTGAGTAGGAGATGATGGCAAGGTTAAAGTCCAGGTTCCACCAGACATGTCAGCAAAAACTGTAGTGAATGAATCAATAGTTGTATTATTACTCAGTGTTCTGAAGTTTTTATCAACACCAAGAGCAGGCATCCATCGGGTAAGAGATGAGTTCCATACCTCAAGGTCACCTGTTACGGTATTACCTCTAAGTTGAGGAGTTGTAACTGTACCAACACCAATTTGACCCTTAATAAGCAGATCACCATTCGCTGCAATGTTACCACCTGCCATAACAGCAGTGGTTGCTGCACCAATTATAACCTGAGTTTGAGTGGCTCCAGTACCCACACGACCGATGGTTGCAATACCACTAGTACCATTACTCAGATCAATTTGATTTCCTATAATAGTATCGGCGGAGTAAACGTATCTCCACTTCTTACCGTCTTGACCTAAATCAAATGAATTAGTTGTGCCAGGAGTAACGTTAGAGTTAACATTAGCATCAAGAACAACTGCGTTCTCAGTACCAACACCAGTGTTAACTGTACCACCTTGGAAGGTTACTGTACCTGTAAACGTAGATACCCCAATAACCCCAAGGTTCTGCTGAACAGTAAGGTCATCAGTTATATTAACATCAGTAAGTTCTGTACTACCAACTACCTTCAGAGACTTGCCTGCAGGACTAGTAACACCAATAGATACTGCTCCCTTCACATAAGCATCTTGAGATTGCAGTGTCGCGCCAATGCCAACGTCTCCACTAAAGGCAGTAAAGTTCTCATAAAATCCGCTGAGAACAAAGTTTACCATCGGCTCAGAAGATCTGATGTAGATAACATCTCCACCAGATGCTCTTAAATCAACTCTAGAGTGAGTAGATCCCCGCTCTACAATGTAATTGTACTCAAGATAGTCTGTTGCAGTTGTTCCAAGACCAACTCTGACCTTAGTATCGAATGATCCTCTATTACAAACAAACAGATTACCTTTGAACTGCTTATAGTCTGTAGGAATAGTGAATAGTAAGGTACTGTTGTTGGCATTTGCCGCAGAGAATCCTTGTGCAAGGAATCCAGCATCCTCTCTATCCTCAGTCTCTGTGCCGAGAAGAGTAAACGTTACGCTAGTATGATCAGCACGTACAATTACACTCTCACCATCAGCAAAATATATAGTATCAGACTCAAAGTATTCATTAGGAGCAAGCATCCTATCAAATACAATATACCCCTTAGTGACATCAAAGTCAGATGCAGTACCCGTAGAGAGTCCTACGCGAAACTTAATTTCACTACTGGTTTGATTCGTTATATATACTTTACTTTCAACCAACTTGCCAGCGGGAGCGGTGTACAATACTTCGTTTTTTCCCGCTAAGGATGGTGTTATTATTGCTAATGATCCAGAAGCCATCGCGTTATATCCTGAAAGTTATTGCAGTAATATTATTTATTTGATATAATATTAAACAAAAAGACATGATCATTTTAACTGGGTCCTCTGGATTCATTGGTAGACATTTTGCAGAGAGACTAAAAGATGATGTAATGTTAGTAGACCAAGAAGATGCTTGGAGACTATTTAGAGATTTTGACGAGTGGAATAAAGTAGATCTAGTTATTCATCAAGGTGCAATATCTTCTACTACAGAAAAAGATTTACAAAAATTGTGGCACTTTAATGTAGGATTCTCATGTGCTCTCTTAAATAAAGCGATTGTATATGAGTTCCCAATTAAGTATGCATCGTCCGCATCAGTCTATGGGAATCAAAGCGTATATCAAAAATCTAAAACCTACAATCCTCTCAATCAATATGCAATCTCAAAGTTGCAGATAGATTATACTGTTATGGATAACATAGATCAGTTCTCCTTAGTTCAAGGATTCAGATACTTTAATGTGTATGGAAGTGGAGAAGAAGGTAAAGGCAATCAAGCAAGTCCAGTAAGTAAATTCACTAAAGAAGTTAAAGAAACTGGAGAATTAAATTTATTTAGTGGATCTAATAAATTCCTAAGAGATTTTATATGTGTAGATGATGTTGTAGATATTGTTCTGCACAACAATGCAGGTAGTGGCATTTATGATCTCGGCACTGGATCTCCAGTATCATTCCAGCACATTGCAGAACTGGTAACAAAAAAAGAGGGTGGCAAAATTAATACCATCCCATTTCCTGATCACTTGAAGGGCAAATATCAGTCCTACACATGTGCAGATATGTCATGGGCAGGACAATATAAATTTAAGACTGTTGAGGAATATCTACAAGTAAATTAAAACTAACTGTTCTACGCTCTGAAATACATTTTTGTTTGACCACCCAATGCATCAGTTTACTATCAAACAAAAATGTTTTACCATTAACTTGTTCTGGTCTGTGATGCTCATTGTTCCAAATAAATTCCAAAGAATGTAAATCATACCAGTCAGATTCCTTTGGCAAATCTAAAATAGTAATCCCCGATATATGCCCTGCATGGTCATGTGGAGGGGTATAATTATTTTCATAGTATCTATTTACCCAGGCATCAACAAATAAATCAGAAAACTGAGAGGTATTAAAGTATACTTGTGCGCTGTCAACATTATGTACTTTTAAATACTCTACCGCAGCACCAGCGATAAACTTTGTAAATCCAATATCATCCAGTTGTTGACCAGTCATGTATATAATTTCAAATCCTCTAGACAACAAGTCAGGAAAACCCTCAACCTTACTGTACTTGGAAGAGCAAATATCTTTAGTCTCCTGATTCATATCATCAACAAAAGTATTAAACTTCCTGAGAACATTATCAGGACACATGCATTCTAAAATGTATGGACCAAAAGGTCTTGTCAAGTCAATATCGTACATTAATCACCTTTAATAATTCTATAACTATCAGAATCAAAATGTTCAGTAGAGAATTCAAATAGTTCTGAATCTTCTAATGCAACCATTTGATGCTTCAATCCAACTGGGATATGAAATTTATCTCCAGGTTCTAAGACAAGTAGATCAGCAGTTGCTAGATCATTATCCCATCCATGATACACAGATAACAATCCACTTTGAAGATAAAATGTTTCATCCTTCACTTTATGATAATGCCAAGAGCATCTAAAACCTTTCTTAAAGAATAAAAGTTTGCCACAATAATCTTCGGTATTACAAATCCACTTCTCATATCCCCAACCCTTAGGAACATATTTAATTGAAGAAGTCATTAGAATTAACCGCTTTATCATCTATGTAGTAATCAGCAGAGGGTTTACCCATAATAAGTTCGTGATACTTACATCCCCACATCTTTAACTGACACTTGGTAAGTTCTTCCCAACGATGACCAGCAAGAGTAGCATTTCCCTTGTATGTCCCCATACCTCTTGCAGTAAAGTATTTAATATAATGACCTTCATCATAAAGTTTATTTACTGCTTCAATATTTTTTGTGATTGGAGAAGATGCCTCATACTTACATGTCTTACATAGACTGTCCTGCTCAGCAATTACACCATCAATATCAACAACATATGTTTTAGATTCAAATACTGTCATCTCTCTTTACCCAGGTATAAGGTTTTTAATTTATGTCTAGAAGTAGATTTAGTAGCAAAATAGTAATTTATTTTTGCCAACCCTATGGACGTACCAGCATCTGTTGATATTGGTTCCACATATAGTTTAACACCCTTCGGTAAGATTTTCAAATACTCATAATTAGCAACACAATTCAAAGCACAACCACCAGTAAGAACTATGTTGGTCTCACCAGTCACTTCTAATGTTCTGAGAATTAAGTTTGACATATATCTTTCAAAATCTTTTTGAACTCTATAAGCAAGGTTGGAGAACTTAACTTTAAGTTCATCATCAAGATCTATAAAGTTATTCACACCTCTCGGATATCTTACATATTCATATGGCAAAAACGTAAGTCCAAACCTATTTCTACAAAATAAATTAGTGTCTAAAGTAAAGTCATCATTAACAAAAGGTTTTATGTTTTCATCTTCCACACCATATGAAGATAACCCCATCAATTTACCAGAACCAAAGTCACCAAATCCAAAGTACTTTGATAGTGAATGATAAACCATACCAATACCAAAAGACAAATCATACTTATCAGCATCTAAGTATGTCGGAGTTAATCCAACACTATGCTTTTTGAATTGACTTGGATATGTACAAGAGAATATTGTCTCAACTTCTTGAACTTCTTTTTTATTTGGTAGAGGATTACCCATCCCATCGACAACTAAAACTGCTGCTCTAGCAAATCCAGAATTGTAAAACCCACAAGCAGCATGGAAGTCATGATGCAGTTCATAAAGCTCATATTGAATATCCTCAGAATCTCTTACGGATATTTCTTTTGCATATCTCTTTGATAATATACGAGTAAAAAACTCTGCATGATTTTTTAAATAATCTTTGTTATGTGGTTCATACAAACCAGATACTTGAATTTTCTTGTGTATATCTGGAGATATATCTATTTCCATGACTGATGTCAACGGATCAACGTCATGCTTGATTCCACTGTATCTCTCTTCCTCAATAAACCAATCAATCTCTCCACCAGTAACCTGACAAATAGATGCATCATGACTTACATGAGCACCAAGATAAGAGTACTTCTTCAACATAAGATCATCTCCACATCATTATCTGTTAAGGTATAACAACCATAATTTTGCACTGCAATTGCAGATGCTCTATTTGCAATTCTAATAGCAGTGGTGATGTCCTGATACTGTAAGAAAGAATATGCCAAAGCTGCTAAGAATGTATCCCCAGCACCAACAACATCAAATACCTTCACCTTCTCAGCAGGATATACATTTCCTTGATGCACCACACCATTCTCACCCAAAGTAACAATCAGTTGATTTTCATCAGGTTTCACTGTCAATTTATTATACTCCCTTTGATTTATCTTAAAGAACACATTTGGATAAGTAAAGAGTTCTGTCTTCTTTGTATCAATAAAAACAGGACCATCAAAATTTTGACAAAAGACTTCTAAATCCTTTTTAGATAAGTATCCCTTATCATAGTCAGATATTACAACAGCATCATACTGCATATGAACGAATGCAGATTTAACTTCAGATACTTTAAGAGAATCTATATCCTCTTCTTCATCTATCCTCAATAGTTGTTGGTTACTACTACTATCAACAATTCTTCTTTTAATAATTTGTTTTTTATTTGTGATATGATTTACACTGACACCAAAAGACTCTAGATTTGCCTTAACATTGGCAGACATGCCCTTTGAAGTTATTGTTTTACCATACTTCAATACAGGGATCGGTGCTTCTGGACTAATTCTTTCTACATCACCGTAGACATACTCATCATTACACGTCTCCCCTAGTAATAATATCTTGAATTGTTTTTGTTGTTGCATAATCATTTATTCTACTAAAGAATACTAACTCAGAAACGTACATGGATCCAATAACAGACTTACCTCGCCAATCAGATCCAACAACCATTACATCGGGTTGAATAAAATTAATCAGTGCTTCTAATTCAAAATCAGAATCAAACAAATGTACTTTATGTACTGATTTTAAATTTTCCAAGAAGAACTTTCTTTCTTCTTGATTATATATCGGTCTAGATGGTCCCTTCTTTTCAGACACCCTACGATCAGTATCTATGCCTACGTAAACTTTATCACCAAGAGACTTTGCAAAGTTTAAAAGTTCTAAATGTCCACGATGAAGTAGATCAAATGTACCATTGACAAAAACTTTTCTCATGAAAAAATTCTCTGCGTGTCGTGTTCAGATAACATAAAACTAAAGACCCATAAAATTCTATTTGTTTTACCAATGATCTCATCAACCTGATGCTCTGCAGAAGATACAATATACATCAAAAGATCTGTATCATTAACTTCCCAGGGTTCACCATCAATAATAGTGACACCACCAGATTCTGGTTTTTGAGTTATAAAGTTACAATGAACGGTATGAGTTTCTTCAAACCATACAGGATCTATATGTGGATGAACTGTTCCACCCTCAAAACTAATCTCTGTAATTATACCATTCTTTCCAACAGGTGACAATCCAAAATTTCTAAAGTCAAAAGTTTCAACAATACTACTCTGTATCTCATGAACCACATCTGGGTACTTAAAATTTGGATTAGATGATGCTGCGAAGTTGCCATGATCCTGATTCTCTATAAAGGGATTCATGTAATTCACCAGAGGATTGGCAAACCTAGTTGTTAATTTTGTATCCCTAATAAAATTAGAATCCATTCTAGGATCCATAAAGTGATCACTCTTATAATTTTGTGTGGTCCACAAATTTAATTGATCCCTTTGATCCTCAGTGATAAAATCTTTGAATGCTTTTACTAATTTCATTTTACACCATGACCAGAATAATAATCTATCCCCAAACTATCACCCCTTTTTATTTTTATTAAGCACTGCTGAATCCACTCTCGATGTAGGATTGACTTCTTATGCTTTTCTATTTCCTCATTATAAAAATTTTCTACAAGAATCCTTGCTTGATCAGTATCAACACCATCATTTTTTGGTTCAACTAATTCCTTATCTAAAAATTGAAGAATGAACATTGCCCAATTTTCTCCCTGGAACATAAAGTCACCCGAGACTGGAAGTGTATATGGATTATTCAAAGTCTCATTCTCATAAAACTTTTGAGTCTCTGACATTTTAAAAGTATCTTGAACATACTTCCAAAACTTTCCAGTCTCTCTCTTATTGTGAGAGTAATGCATACTTACAAAATCAATACAGTCTTCATAGAAATGAATCATCTTCATATTGAATAGTTCTGCATCAAGATCATTATAGCAATGTCCCTTTACTGCTTCTACAATCTCAATTGCACCTGCACATATCAATGCAATCCCAGTGCTTTCTAATGGTTCAATAAATCCACTAGACAATCCATTACAACAAACATTATCAACCCAAGAATTTTTATGGTAATAAGGTGTCCAATTTAAAACCTTTAGTGTATCCCTATTAACTCTACCATCCCAATAGTCAACGAAGAAATCTTTAGCTTCATCAATATCTGTAACAGATTTATTAAATACTAGTCCTGTCCCAATTCTACTTTGATTTGGAGTCTTCCAAATCCAACCATGTTCTACAGCAGAGCATGTTGTATATGGTCTCATCTCAGAATCCATATCAATATACTGAACAGGACCAGCAATAGCAGTGTCGCAAAATAATCTACCAGTACAATCCACACTATCTGGTTCTGACCCCAATAGTCTTCTCCAACCAGTACAGTCAATAAACAAATCAGATTCAATTACCTGTCCATCCTCAAGAGTGATAGAATTTAATCCCCCTTTTGAATTTCTATCAACATCTTTTACACCACATTTAACAAAACTAATTTTATTCGCAATCCTTTCCTTTATATAATTAACTAACTTGCCACAGTCAATATGATATGAATAGGTTGATATATTATCTGGATCAACTTTATTCTCTGTTACTCCTGGATTATATAATGCACAAGCATGAGTAAAATATTCAAGATCTTTATTCTTAGTCCAAAGATTTAAAAGATTAGTTTCAAGGAAATTAAATTCGGGGAAAGCAAATGGATGCCATAAGTTTTGACCTTCTTTTTGCCAGTCTTCAAAAAGAATACCACCTTTAAATGTAGCATCAATTTTACCTAACCAATCTTCAATTTCAAATCCACATCCCACCATAAACTGTTTGAAGCTAAGAATCGTCGCTTCACCAACCCCCACTGCCTCACTCTCAGATTTATCAATGAGAACTATTTGTGTACGTTTTAATTTTGCCTGCAAAAAAGCAGCGGTCATCCATCCAGATGTACCGCCACCAACAACAACAATACGATTAATTGGTCTCATTATTTTTAATGTTGATCATTTTACTGTACTCAGGTAAATATAAGTATTCAATTCCAGACTTTGCCAGAGTTCTACAAGCATCATCTAAAGTCTCAACTAACGGTTCTCCACCAAGATTAAAAGATGTATTAAAAATAATTGGACATCCAGTCTTCTTGTAGAAGGTTTCAATCAGATCATGATAATGTAAGTTTTGCTCTTTAGTTACCGTTTGAATTCTACAAGTGCCATCAACATGAATGATCGATGGAATCTTTTCTTCAATTCCATCTTGACATCTGACTGCATACATCATAAAAGGAGTCTCGTCCATACCACGGAGGTCAAACCAATCATGAACATGTTCTTGAAGAATTGATCCTGCAAAGGGACGGAAGTATTCTCTTCTCTTAATCTCATTGACATGATCTTTACCATTGGGATCTCTAGGATCATACAAAATAGATCTATTTCCAAGAGCACGGGGTCCCGCTTCAGACCTACCTTGGAACATTGCCACAATATTCTTATTGGTAATCAGTTCAACTACATCTTCATGAGTGGCGTCAGTTACAGAATCAGCATTATACTTATCTGCTGATCTTAAAATTTCGTCATCAGTGTACATATAAGAAAGTCCAGTATAAAGATTTTCAAGTTTTCCTCTAACATCCGTACTACCAGTTACCCTATGATATTGCAGAAGTGCAGCACCAATAGCAGTTCCAGCATCATTACTAACTGGTTCAACAAACAAATTAATACCTTCATCTTTTAATTGATCAAGATACCAATAATTCGCAACACAATTCAGACCATAACCACCAGAGAGAACAACATTCTTATTGCCACTAATATCAACTGCCTTACGAATGAGATCTAAGACCATTTGCTGCGATTCAGTTTGAATAGCATATGCAAGGTCTCTGCGATTCTCAAGCAGAGTTAGATCATCACAATCTGGTGGAGTGTAAAGGGATTCATATCTACCTTCATTTACAACTGCACCATTAGGATAAGTAGGAACAATAACATTTCTATCAGCAGTCTTCCATGATCCACCACCACCATCAGTGTAGATTGTAGGGACATTCTCATTAGGTTTCCCATATGGGAAAAGACCCATGGTCTTACCAGCTTCAATGGGTTGCCATCCACAATATTGTGTTACCGCTTCATATGCCTTGGTGATTCCAGCACTCTCATCAAGAATAAACTCATGAGTTCCTTCTTCACCTTCACTCGTACTATCCATCTCTTCGATTCTAGCAGATCCCCATGGTCCTCGACCCGCTTGATGCTTATATAGTGTCTTAAACTCTGAGGGATAGTCACATGAGAAGATAGTCTCAAGCTCCCAAGTCATCTCCTGGTCCATACCAATATTCATCGGCACAAAAGTTCCTGCCCCATCAACAACAAGTCCAACAGCACTTTCAAAACCCGACCGATAAAATGCACAAGCAGCATGCAATTTATGATGAGTTCTACTTAAATCAATAACTTGAGGATGATCATGAGGATCGACATGCCTATCAATCAATCCCAACTTTCTTGCCAAACCAGTGTACATATCGTCACCAGTAAAATCAATTGACCCTGCCTGACCCAAAGGTTGGGTGTGTGCAATCACAAGATAATCTAAACGATCAGTATATTCAAGAATTTTTACCATGGACGCTAATGGTCCACCATCATATTTACTTCTAGATAGTCTCTCCTCCTCAATAGATAAAACTAATTCACCATTGTGAAGTAGACACACTCCAGAGTTATGTCCACGGGCAATTGCTGCAATCCATTCTGACATATTAAAACCTCACTTAAGTTTTTGAAGAATATCTACTGTGTTTGCTTTGGATTTACCAAAACCTTTGTTAGTTACATCAAATTTAGACGTATCTGCTGATCTTAAATCTAACTGCGGCAACTTACTAATTTCTTGTTGTTTGTTTCCAGGTGATGCTGAACAAGATGAATAATCTTGTTGTGGAATAGTATAATTTCCAGTATATCCAACGGATTTACCCATCCTATTTTTGACCGACTTGACAACAGAATCAATCTGTTCTTCACTCATCTCCATTGCTTCATCGTTAAGTCTATCTTTAATCTCATCGATTGCAACTCTGATTGGAGAATAAACTCTTTTACCCTCTCCAATGTCAATGATATCAAAGTCTTTATGGTCGGGATAAGAAATATTTACAGGGAATGTTGAACCTGTAACTACAGTAGCAGTCTTATCAAGTGCTCTTGCAATATGCTGACCCATACTATCACACCCAAGAAGATGGTCAGCAGCATTAATAACACCTGCCCAGATTCTCATGTCACTGATCTGAGGTCTAGCAACTTTATATCTTGCTTTATCTTCATTCTCTTCCAGAGGGAAGTGAATCTCACTCATGATAACGACAGCATATTCTTTCTTCAATTCATTAATGATATTGACAATATTATTAACAGAAAAACTCCTAGAAGAAGTATCAATGATAAAGTCTTGTCCCACCTGCTCTATAGATCTACCAAACGGTTGAACTACTAAAACCTTATCTTTACCTGTCCCTGCTTTTACTTCCTCAACAATATTAAATCCTTGAACTATTTCTGCTTTGTTCAGAACTACAGTTGGTTTAGGAAGTTCTCTTGGTTCATCAAGTTCATTGATGAGAATATCAAATGCTTGTGCAAGACTACACTCTTGATTGTAATAATGCCAACATCTATAAGGTTCTGGACTAACACATTCTCTATGCTTAATCTCGTTTTCAAACAAACCCTTATGCCAATTATCAAAAACTTTTGTAGATAAAGTTGGATGACCTTTAAAGAAGTCGGTGCCTCCTTCGCATACAATAACAAAATCGTCATGCGTTTCCGCATACTTTTCAAATGCGGGGATAGCACAAATTACTCGACCAGCTCCACCGTTGATGAAGAACGCTTTAGACCTCATTTTTTTTCAACCTCAGGGTACTAATATTGCTATGACAATAGCATGATTTGATTTTATTTATCCCAATCAAAAAAACATTATTTGAGTGAGACGATCATATTCCGTATACATACCAGGTTGCATGATAGCACCATGCACCACATTTGCATCATAGAGTATCGCTCTATTATACTTCATTGGGCACACATATTGCAACTTTGGTTTAGGTTTTGGATTATCTTCCGTTGGGTTTTGAACTGTACAGAATCCAGTTCCTGGTACAGAATTCTCTTCACCATACTCTTCAGGAGTATTTAAAAATACTAAAGAAGCCCACTTATTATATGGTCCATCAACGTGGTATATGTCATCCCACCTACCAGAGTCAACAATCTCCTTGTCATTTGTAACATTAACAACAAATCGCATTAACTTCCATTTATTTGTAAAGTGCTCTTCATCAAATTCAATATGCCAATCCTCATGATTACATAGTTGTTTGAATACCCCCGATAGTTGAAGATATAATTCATCTAGAATTTCAGGTTCCTCTCTCCATACTCTTCTACCTATTGCACCAGAAAGACGTTTTTTATCAGTATATAAAGGAGAATCCAATGCTAGTTGTCTAACTTCATCTGGATTTTTATAAAAATTATCTATCACAAATATGGGTTTACTTATAATCTCTCTTGTATCATAATACACTCTCCCATCTTCTAAGGCATCCCATCGCATTTCTTTGATGTTGTCCTTCATCACTCCTAGGTCAGAATTAACTTCAAACATTATAGCAAAGGTATAGCACCAAAATTTTTAGTAGGTAAAGTAGGAAGAGTATGATCTTCCCTAGACATAATATCAAATCCTAAAGTTATTCTTTTACCAGAATACTTTCTTAAATTTACAACTCTATGTGCATGTTTACCAGGACCAAAATATATGTTACCACATTCATTATCAATAGTCCAATCCTCAAATTCGGTTGCAGTATCCTGAGGTTCTATGGATATGTAACCATGCCACAATGCCTTATGATTATGCCACCCAAGCACACCATCATAGTCTTGGTAGTTTAACCAAGACTGAATCCAGAGAATGCTTTCGGGCAATTGTTCTCTTACAATTTCCCTAACCTTTTCATAAATTCTATACATGTGTATAGAAGGAGAAGATACCCCAAAGATATTATAGTCAGTGTAAGCCCCCGTGGAATCGGAAAGACCATTACTCACTATGTGATCATGGGATATCTTCAGTTCTGTTATTATTTCTTGTTGGTTCTCTTTAATATAATCAAAGTTATACAGAATATAATTCATTCACTATAATTCAATTGCTTAATTATATATTATAGCACTATTCAGGATCGGGTTTGCCTGCCGCTGCGTCAGCGTACTTGGTCGCTGCACTTGGTTGAGTTGGGAACATGTGCGTAGCAATGTTAGGATCAATGCCTGCAAGATTTGTTGGCATATCTCTAAGTTTTTGTCTATACGCAGTCCATTCTGCTTTAAGTGCATCAGGAGCATCTGCAGGGAGATTGTTATCACTGGCATCAAGAGTTTTATCTCTTACCAGTTTAATATCCTCCCAGGTAACATCTCTCTCAGTTCCACAAATAGCTTCGCTTACAGATCTAGTTTTAACTACTATCTTACCAGTCTTAAGGTCCTTACTTACTTCTGAAGCCTCATAGATGTCGTTAGGTTTTGCTGGTGTCCAAACCATTAGACGGTCATATCCCTCGATAGCAGGGGATTGTGAATGAGGAGTAGAAGGTTCATCATACTCTACTTGTTTAGCGTCATCAATTGGTCCTCTTAATTGACAGATAAGAGGGTCGGTAGAACAATCTACTTCAAACCACTCTGCAACGTCCTCAGGAACAGGTCTACCGTCCACAATATCTTCTTCGGTTAAAGGACCGTACTTCTCTTTACCATCTGCACCCAGTTGGAGCCAGATTTTATCTGGACCATGGTACGTAAATTTACGTGTTTTTCCTGCAGACTGAGAATGGTCTACTTGGTATTCATTGGGGAGACCCAGATCAAATTCTATAGAAACTTGTGCCATGGTTATTACTACTTAAAAAGGTTGACTTACTTTTAATAATATTTATAGGAAACTAATCTTAACTAATCCAGGACCGCCAGTGGCTCCCTTGGCGCAGCAGCTACTACCACCACAATAGGTAGTCATACCACCCTGTCCACCGTGTCCATATGGAGATGTCCAGCAACCACAACGCTGCCAACACTCATGGATTTGAGCTTGAACTTGTGTACCAATAAATGGTGCAGGAGTTGGAGCGTGTGCTTGACAATGGCAATGACACTCAGCGATGTGACCATTGAATGCACCTCTATGGTTACCCATTCCAAAGTCACCACCATGAGCATTAGGATCCACACAACAGCGACCCCAGTCAGAGTGGCAAGCAGTGTTCCAAGAACCATTAGCACAACCACCAGTGCCACCGAGAGCACAGAAGTTAGACAGTCCAGTACCATTAACGTAAGATGAACATCCATCACACGCCACACATTCAACACTCTCGCATGGATAAGTACCACCAGCGCAAACTGTGTATGCATCGCCAGCAGTTACTGTAATAGTTTTGCTGTTATAGTATCCACCTTGAGCACCAGCAAAGTGCTGACATCTACCAGTAGAACATGCGCCATGTCCATTGCCACCTGCGCCCCACATTTCAAAATGAACTTTTCTTACACCTGCAGGAATAGTCCAAAGACAGCAACATCCTGTTGAGCAACGATTAGGAGATCCAAAAATCCACTTGACACACCAAGTGTCAAACACTCCAGTAGCAACAGCAGATTGTGGGATACTGCCATCAACTATGGATGCTGTTAAGATTTTTTTATAGCTAGAGTAAGATGCCATCTCTCGTTAAACCTCGTTATTAATAGTATTTATCAATAGTATGTAATTTTGACCAATCCTGGTCCGCCCATACCACCAGTACCACAACAGCTGCTGCCACCACAGTAAGATGTCATAGCACTCTGACCACCATGACCATATGGAACAGTCCAGCAACCACAACGCATCCAACAATAATTGATGGCCATTTGAACTTCAGTACCAATTCTTGGTGCAGAAGTTGATCTTGTGGTAGTTTTCCTACAATGGCACTGTCCCTGACCGAACGTCCAGTCTGCAGCACCGAATGCACCTCTATGACTGATAGTACCAAAGTCTCCGCCGTTGGCTCCTGCCTGTAAGCAGCAAGAATTTTCTGAGTGACATGCTGTTGACCAACTAGTGTTAGCACATCCACCAACACCACCAACAGCACAGAAGTTGCTTAAATTTGCTCCATTGACATAAGATGCACAACCAACACATCCAGTACATTCTATTCTACAACAGTTACCATTTCCAGCAGAACAAACTGTATAAGTCGAACCACTAGTAGTAGTAATATACTTAGAGTTATATGCTCCACCTTGAGCACCAGCATAGTGATGACATCTACTAGTAGAACATGCACCATTACCAGATCCACCAGCACCCCAAAGTTCAAAGAATAGATTAGTTACACCATCAGGAACAGTCCAAAGACAGCAACATCCTGCTGAACATGCGTTAGGAGATCCATAAACCCACTTGACACCAAAGGTCTTCCTAGCATCAGGATCTAGCTGAGTAGATCCAATAGATCCATCTGAGAACGATGATCCATTGACCTTCTTATAACTTGCATACGATGCCATTTTTAGATGTCTCCTTAGAAATAAGTAATTTTAACAACACCAGAACCACCAGTAGTTCCTCTACCACAACAGTTAGATCCGCAATAAGTAGTCATACCACCTTGTCCACCAGATGTATAGGGAACGTTCTGACAACCACAACGCATCCAACACTCAGTGAGTTCACCACTAACTCCCGAACTTCCGAAGAATGGTGCTCCAGAAGAACACTCGGTATGACGATAGCAGTGACAGTTAAATGAACCAGAGAATGAACCAGGGTGACCACCCATTGCAAAGTCACTACTATAAGCAGTTGGGTTTACACAACAAGGACCCCAATCGGAGTTACACATCGTGTTCCAAGAACCGTTAGAACAACCTCCCTTTCCTCCAATAGCACAAAAGTTACTGAGGTTGCAACCATTTATATAAGATCCGCACCCGTTGCAGGCAAGGCACTCAACAGACTGACAAGGGTAAACGCCCCCAGCGCAAATAGTGTAGGTCCAAGCGTCTTGAACACTAATAGTTTTAGTTGTGTAGTAACCACCACCAGCGCCAGCATAGTGCTGACATCTGTTATTAACGCACAATCCGTGACCATTGCCACCTGCGCCCCACAATTCAAAAGTAACTCTTCTGACACCAGTAGGAACCGTCCAAAGGCAACAGCAACCTGGTGCTTCTGGACCTAAGCAACCACGAATCCATTTAACGGCATAATTTTTAAAGGCAGAGGGGTCAAGTTTAGCATCGGTGATAGCACCTGCTGGTAAACTTGCCCCACTTACTTTTTTGTAACTTGCGTAGGTAGCCATTTCTTAAACCACTGTTCGTATTTATATTTATGGATAAAGGGGGGACATTACTGCCCCCTGAGTGTCTCTTCTATTAGACGGTGAAGAGTCTCCAACCGTAAGTATCGTTGTAGAATACCAGATCGAATGCGGCACCTTCTGCAGCAACTGTCATATCTGAAGCGTCTCCCATAATCAACTTACCATTTCTAGCAATGGTGAGGTTGTTAGAGTCAAACGTCTTAGCAACGTCGAAGAATCTAACGGTGTCACCCTTGTTAGGTGAACCAGGCAGGGTAACAGTGAATCCACCACCAGTGGTATTACACCACACTGCAGAGAATGCAGCGGCAGAAGTGTTGCTGTTAGCATCAACATGCTGGAGACCACCGATGGGCACCCAAGCAGAACCATTGTATGCTTCATGAGTTCCGAGAGATGTGTTAAATCTCAGACCACCTTGAATTGGATTAGCAGGTCTTTGTGCAGTTGTTCCCTTAGGTGGAACCATCTGCTCAACACCCATGTTACCTCTAGTAACGAATCCGCGAACCGCGAATTCAGTTGGGGTTGCAGTGTTGGAGTTGCCACTCATGGTCTCGTCAGAGGAGAATTCGTTGATCGCCTCACCAATCTGACCACCCAGTGAACCCAGTCTCAGTTCAGTCAAACCAGACAGGTTGAACGCAGAAGCGTCCAGGGTAGCAGCA